TGATTTTGTAATTAATTTTATTCAAGAAGAACTTGATGAATTAAAACAAGCAGTAGAAGAAAATGATATAGTAGGAGTATTAGATGCTATATTAGATATTACTTATGTAGGATTAGGAAATGGAGCTTTAGTGTTTGGTTTAAAAGATAAAATTGAACCAGGTTATGCTGAAGTACAAGCCTCTAATTTATCTAAAGTTTGTAAAACAGAAGAAGAAGCACGATTAACAGTAATTAAGCGATCTCAAGAACAAGGTCGTTCATGTCACTATGAAAAAGTAGGAGATGGGTATGTTGTATATAGAGATGATAAAAAAATTATGAAAAGTTTAAACTATTTTCCTCCAAATCTAAACCAATTTTTTACAGAGGATGAAATAAATTCATGTAAAAAATAGATCTCTTACATATTTATTATCGATAACTAGATAGTAAAGTATATGACAAAAATTTATTTGATTGAAAATTGTTTTGGAGATCCAAACAAAGTATATATTGGGAAAACCATTAATAGTAGATATAATCCTCACAAATATACATTTGGAGAAAATATCAAATATACTATTATAGATGAAATTAATTCTTTAGATAAAAAAGATTGGAAACCTTTAGAATGTTATTGGATTGAACAATTTAAACAGTGGAATTTTAGTGTTTTAAATAAAAATAAAGGAGGAAGTGGTCCTTCTTATTTAGATGAAGAACAAAGAAAAAATTTAAGAGTTCCTAAAAAGAATAAAGAAAAATATTCATATCCTAAAACTCAACGTTTTATAAATTCTGTAAAGGGAAAACATAAAATTTACCCTGAAAGTAGAAATAAAAATATAAGTCAATCTTTAAAAGGATATAAACAAACCCAAGAACATATTTTAAAAAGATCTGCCCATTTAAAAGATAAACCTAATATAAAAAACCAAAAACCAAAACCAGAAGGATTTGGAAAAATTATTAGTGAAAAGTTGAAAGGAAAAAAATATGATTTTACATCAAAGCCTATTATCCAATATGATTTAAATAGAAATTTTATACAAGAATTTCCTTCTATTACTAAGGCATGTGATATTATATTTAACGATAGATCTAAAAATCCAAATATAACTAAATGTTGTCAAGGAAAAATAAAAACAGCTTATGGATTCATTTGGAAATACAAAATTTAATTCGTATATTCAATATTATAAAATTTAAAATAAAATAAACTTGTATCAATCAATTTATTACGATTATCAAACTTACACTTACTATCTTCGTGATGATAAAGCTGGGTGGTCCGATTTTCAATACCAACCTACTTATTGGAAACGAGTTGATGAATGGCAAGAGAATGCTCAACCTATATTAACAGGTGGATGGGCTGTTCCTACTAAAAAATTCAACAAAGAAGATACTAATTTATTAGAAAAAGATATTAGTAAAGAATTAGTTGTATTAAGAGAATTGTACTATAAATTTGATGATGTTGTTCCTGAATGGCACAATATTGTTCATCTGGATATTGAGATTGAAATGGGGGGAGCATTAACACCTGAATATGTTAAAGCTGCTCCTATGCCAATCACTTCTATTGCTTTAATAGATATGACTACAAAAACAAAAATATGTTTTGTTGTAGATAAAAGCAAAGAAATTCAAGAAACAAATCAAGATGGTAAATTAATTATTCCTTGCCATTCAGAAAAAGAATTAATTAGACGTTTTTTAGATAAATGGGAAGAACTAGATCCTACAATTGTAATAGGATGGAACAGTGCTTATTTTGATATACCTTATATTTACTACAGATTAAAACAAGTAGTGGGGGAAGAAGAAGTATTACGTTTATCTCCAATCAAAAAGATTAACATAAGAGATTTTGCTGGTGAAACACAAATCACTATAGGAGGAATTAATCACTTAGATTACATGTTGCTTCATAAAAAATACATTATGAAGGAAGAATCATCATATAAATTAGGGGATATAGGAACTAAATATGTTGGGTTAGGTAAAATAGAATATGAAGGTAACTTAAATACATTATTTAAAAGCGATATAAATAAATTTATTGATTATAACTTACGAGACGTTGAAATTATTGAAAAATTAGAAGAAAAACTTAAATTCATTGAATTAACTATAATGATTTCTCATATATGTAATATACCTTATGAGAGTATTTATTATAACACAGTAATGAATGAGGGTGCTATTTTGAAATACCTTAAACGTGAAGGCATTGTTTCGCCGAACAAACCAACCACACATAACCCTTCCTTAAAAAATGTTAAGGAGAGTTATGCTGGTGGTTATTTACTAGAACCAATTCCTGGTTTGTATTTTGATGTAATTGATTTAGACTTTACCTCACTATATCCTTCAATTATTAAATCACTTAATTTAGGTATTGAAACATTGGTAGGTAGAATTAAAGTAGATCATAACCCAACTTATGAACAAAACCATTCATTAGAAAAACTTAAAGAAAGAGATCCTGAAGAAATAGTTATTATTGAAAAACTAGACAAAATAAATTATATAACTAAATCAACTAAAATTACTTTAAAAAATCTAATAAAATTAATTGAAGATAATAATTTAACAATAGCAGCATCAGGTGCTATGTTTAGAACTGATGAAAAAAGTGTTGTATCAACTATTTTAGCAGGATGGTTTGATAAACGAGAGCATTATAGAGATTTAAAGAAAAAAGCAGGTAAAGAAGAGGATTGGGCAAACTATAAATTGTATGATTTATTCCAACACGCATTTAAAATCTTACAAAACGCAATGTATGGTACATTTGCTATCCATGGATGGAGATATACTGATGGTCAATTAATTTGTAGTGCTGCTATTACTAATTCAGGACAAAGATTAACTTGTGAATCAATTGATTTTGTAAATAATAAAATAAACACTGAACTAGACACAGAAAAACAACATGTTTGCATTAGCGATACAGATTCAATGTATATTGTGTTGGGTGATTTATTGAATCATAGATACCCAAACCTCCCACCTGAAGAAAAAAACGATAAAATACTTAAATTAGCTCAAGAAATTCAAAATGAAGCAAACGCTGATTTGAATCGTATTTGTAAAAGTTTATACAACATTAAACCAAACACTCACTACTTCCAATTAAAGCAAGAAGTAATTTGTGCTAGTGTACTTACAACAGGTAAACGAAGGTATGCAATGTATGTTACTAATAAAGAAGGTGTTTCTGTAGAAGAATTAGATATGAAGGGGCTTGAACTAATGAAATCCAATATGAATAAATTATTTAAAAAATTTGGAGAGGATTTTATTAAAAATATATTGTTTGGTAAACCTAAAAACGAAATAGATAAAGAAATAGTTACCTTTTATAAATCATTACGTACATTAGATCCTAGAGTATTAGGTAAACCAACTGGAGTAAAACAAATAGCCAACTATCACATACCAGCTCGTACTGGAGAAATGTTTAGTTCATTTAGATTAAAAGCCCCAGCAAATTCAAAAGCAGCAGTGCGTTACAATGATTTACTTAAATTTAAACGTTTGGATAAAAAATACGAATCTATAATTGAAGGCGATAAATTGTTCATTATTAATTTAAAACAAAATCCTTACAACTTAGAAACAATTGGTTTACCAAACGCTCAAGTACCTCCTGAAATTGAGGAATTTGTTAAAATATATATTGATGTTGAGGAAATATTTCAATCGTTATTAGGTAATAAGTTGAGAAATCTTTATCTTGATCTTTCTTGGGAATTTCCGTCTCTTAATCCAAATGTTGAAAAATTCTTTGCTTTTAACTAAAAATTACATATATTAAAGTTATGATACAAAAATTCGAATTACAAGCAGTTATTAATAAATATTACCTAAACGGGCTTATTGAAGCTGTTAAATGGGATATTAAAAGTAAAAACCTAAGTATTAAATTTACATCCCCAACCAGAGAAATGCTTGGTGAAATTACATACCAAAACTTCCCATTACCTGACTCATCTGTTGGTATTAGTAATACATCACAATTACTAAAATTAATTAGTATAACAGCAGGAGATGTATTGTTAAATTATATTCAACAAGGTAAAACACCATCAAAATTAATAGTATCCGATAATCAATTTACAGTTAACTACACTTTAGCAGATATTTTAACTATACCTAAAGCAGGAGCCTACAACGGATCAAACGAATACAATTTAGAAACTGAATTAAATAATGAAATTATAGTTGCATTAATTAAAGCTAAATCAGCATTACCTGAAAGTACTACAGTTATGTTATCACCAACAATAAGTTTGGATGGTGATTTTCAATTAGAAATGGTATTTGGAGGAGATATAGAATACGCAAATAAAGTTTCTTATTTTTTATCTGATTTTGTACAAAAAGATGTACCATCAAGTTTTTCATTAGGATTTAATTCGGATTTGATTAAAGAAATATTAAATTTCAATAAAGAAGCTACTAAATCCAAAATGTCTATTAATTTAGAAGGATTAATGAAATTAGAATTCGAAACAGATACAATAAAAAGTGTTTATTATTTAGTTAAAAAAGATATATGATGTTTACATTAGTAAGACAATTTATTACTTACAATAATGATTTGTATGTAGTTAAAAGAACAATTAAAGAAGAATCAAAACCAATCATAGATGATTGGAGAGAACACTTACAAGCGGATATGGTAGTAAAAAAAGAAGGATTATTATATTTTTTACAAAAAGTGGAAGAAGCACAAATTGTTGAAGAAGATAATTTAGAGCTTGGACAACCAACTGAAAGTTAATATATTTATACGAGTAAACAAAGTTATAAAAAATAAAATCTATGTCAAAATTACAAGCTGTATTTAACAGCATTATCGTTAAGCCTCTAGACGAGGAAGAAATAACCTACGGCTCTATAGTAGTACCCGATTTAGGAAAAGAAAAAGGATTACGTGGTACAATTGTATCTGTAGGTCCTGGCTACTACTGTGCAACCGGTCAATTTGTTACTTCAACACTCAAAGAAGGACAACAAGTGGTACTACCCGCAGTTGGAGTATCTAAAGTAGAATTGGATGGTCAAGAATATTGGTCATGTAGTGAAAATCAAGTATTAGCAGTTATTAATGATTAATTAAAAATCTATGGATTTTAATAATCAATATAAAGTAAATATTTCTCAAATACGAAAAGAATATCCAAATTTTAAAGAATATGGAGATAATTGGATGTTAGAAATATATTCTCAAATATGTGAAGAACAACTAATAAAAGAATTTATAAATCAAACTATTCCTACTAATAAAACAATTGAAATATTTAAAGAAAGATTTAAAGATAAATATTCAAATATTGAAAAAATAGGACATGAAAAATTTAAAATTTCTCTTAATAAAATTATAAATAATCAATTTTTAAATATAAAAGATATTAATAATTTCGTAGAATCTTTTGGTTGGTTTATATCTAAAATAAATGGATTTCCTTTTAGTGAAAAAGATTTAAAACATTTTATTTTTAATTCTAACACAATTGAATTAGAATTTGAACCTAGATATGATTTAGAAATAACAACTGTTGAAGATAAAATATATCATTTAACTTTTGATATTTTTTGGGATAAAATAAAAGATATAGGTTTAACTCCAAAAAACAAATCTAAAATCTCTAACCACCCAGAAAGAATTTATTTTGTAGAAAAATATAATGAAAAGGAGTTTGATAGATTATCTAATTTTTTATATAAAACACTTCCTCCTGACACAAGAGAATTAATAGAAAAGTGTTATTTATTAGAAATAGATGCTAGATTATTGATTGAAAATAAAAAAACAAAATTCTATAAAGATCCAAATTATTCATTAGGAATATGGACTTTTGAAAATATCCCTCCTGTTTATATAAATGAAATAAAAGAAATAAAAATAAAATAAAAATATGAATAAAATAATAGAATTCGGGCCAGACGCTCGTAAAAAATTAGTTAGTGGTATTAATAAATTAGCAGAAGCAGTTACTTCAACTTTAGGACCAAATGGTAGAAACGTTATTTACACTGAATATGGTGAAGTAAGAAGTACTAAAGATGGTGTTAGTGTAGCTAAACAGATAGCAAATCTAGAAGATCCTATTGAAAATTTAGGTGTAGAAATGATTAAACAAACATCAATTAAAACAGCAAACAGTGCTGGTGATGGTACAACTACATCTACTTTATTAGCACAAAGTATTATTAATGAAGGTTTATCTTATTTAGATAAAGGAGCAAATGCTGTAGAAATTAAACGTGGTATTGATTTAGCAACAAAAGAAGTAATTGAATGCTTACGTAATGAAATATCTCAAGATATTACTTCAGAAACTCAATTAGAACAAATTGCTACTATTTCAGCAAATAACGATTCTGAAATAGGTAAATTAATTGCTACAGCAATGGAAAAAGTAGGTCGTGATGGAGTTGTTACTATTGAAGAATCAAAAACAGGAGAAACATATCTTGAAACAGTTGAAGGTATGCAATTCGATAGAGGATATAAATCACATTATTTTGTTACAAACAACAATGATATGACTTGTACTTTAGAAGAACCATTTATTTTGATTGCAGATAGAAAATTTAATCAAGTAAAAGATTTATTGCCTATTTTAGAAGGTATTTCGGGAACAGGAAAATCATTATTGATTGTTGCTGAAGATATTGATGGAGAGGCTTTATCTACTCTTATTGTAAATAAAATGAGAGGTACATTAAAAGTAGCAGCTGTTAAAGCTCCTGACTTTGGTGATCGTAGAAAATTATTACTTGAAGACATGGCTATTATGACTGGTGGACAAGTATTTTCTTCTGAAAAAGGAATGAAACTAGATAAATTTAGTTGGGATTGGTTTGGTAAATCACGTTTAGTAACTATTACTAAAGACCAAACAACAATTGTTGATGGTAAAGGTAATTTAGAAAAAATTGAATCTAGAATTGATGAATTACAATCTCAAATTGATAAATCAACAGTAGCATTTGAAAAAGAAAAATTACAAGAACGTTTAGCTAAATTTATTGGTGGTGTAGCTATTATTCACGTAGGTGGAAATAGTGAACTAGAAATGAAAGAAACTAAAGATAGAGTTGATGATGCTTTACACGCCACAAAAGCAGCAATTGAAGAAGGAATTGTACCAGGTGGTGGAGCAGCATTATTATATGCTAGAGAAGCAATTACTGAAAAAGAAATAAAATTTGGTTCTGATATTCATATTGGTAGAAAAATTGTTTACAAAGCATGTTCCTCACCATTTATGAAAATTCTAACAAATGCTGGATACACAGAAGGTGAATGTTATGGTTTGATTAATGAGTTAAGTGGAGACGATACTTGGAAAGGATACAACATTAAAACTCAACAATTTGTTAACATGAAAGAAGCAGGTATTATTGATCCATCCAAAGTTACTCGTAATGCTTTAGAAAACGCAGCATCAGTTGCAGGTACAGTATTATTAACTGAAGCAGCAATTGTAGAAATTAAAAACGATAAAGACAATAACGATGCTATGGCAGGAATGGCAGGCATGATGTAATATGGAAAAAGTAGAAAAAAATATATTAATAGCACAGCGTGTCCCTCCTGGGGACCGCTGGTCGCTAGTTGATGGTTTTGCAAAAGATGTTCACAATAGTTTAACTGAAACACTAGAAGCGTATTTTCAACAAACACAAACCAAATGTGAATTTAGATTAGCACCTTTAAAAGGAGAGTTGTATATGATTACTACTGAAGAAGTAGCTCCACCACCTCCTCCACCAGCTAAAAAATTCAATATTTATGGAGATTATTAGGATTTCAAAACTCTAAATCGTATATTAAAAATAAAAGTTATGTCAAAAAAGTTACACACCATCCTAAATGAACGTTACCGTCCTGACACTCTAGAAGGATACATTTGTAAAGATGAATATAAATCTAAATTTGAAGAATTCATCAAAAATCAAGATATCCCACACCTAGGATTCTTTGGGAAACCAGGTGCTGGTAAAACAACAATTGCTAAAATATTAACTAAAAATATTGATTGTGATTATTTGTATATTAATGCAACTGATGAACGTTCAATAGAAGTAATGAGAGATAAAGTAGGAGCATTTGCTGCTGCTGGTTCATTTAAACCACTTAAAGTAGTGATTCTAGATGAAGCAACTCATATACTTCAAGCATCACAAGTTATTTTGTTAAATATGATGGAAACATATAGTTTAACTACTCGTTTTATACTTACAGGTAACTATCCAGAACGCTTAATTGAACCACTAAGAAGTAGATTGCAAGAATTTGATTTATCTCCTCCTACTAAAAAAGTAGTTGCACAATACATTAGTCGTATTTTAGATAAAGAAGAAATTGAATATGAAGTAGAGGATCTAGTTACTATTGTAAATAAATTCTATCCTGACTTTAGAAAAATCATTAATAACTGTCAAAAATATACTATAGATGGTGCTTTAAAATTAGATACAATGTCTAATTCAACTGATGACTATAAAGATGCTTTATTGGCTGAATTAAAGAAACCATCCATTAAATCGTTTAATAACATTAGACAAATTATTGCAAATTCAGATACAGATAATTTTGAGGATTTATATAAATTTTTGTACGATAAATTAAATGAATACGCTAATGGAAATGAAGGTATAGTTATATGTTACTTAGAAGAGTATATGTACCATGCTACATTTAGACTAGATAAAGAAATAAACATAATGGCTTGTATTAGTAAAATCCTAGAAACAATAAAATAAATAAATATGAATCAAGAACAACAAATGAAAATGAATGTGGATATAAAACAATCCACCCCAATCAAATCTGAAGACGGAGGACAAATCTTCCAAGAAGTAACAGTACTAAGAAAAATTAGTAAATTTTTAACAGGCACAAGTGAAGATGCAGTTATTCCAATCCCAGTATTTATTGATACTAAAACAGGAAAAATATTAATTGAATTACTTCCTAAAGAATTAAGAGAAGAATATGAAGAGTACAATAAAACCATCTAAACCAAAATTGTTTTCAATATTTGACTTTGTAAAAGCAATTATTGATACTAAACCATCTTGGGATACATTTACTCCTGAACAACAAAAAGAATTCAATGGATACATGATGAATAAAACATTAAGTATGAATCCTAAATATGTTGAAGTTGTTAATTACGTTCAAGGATTAAATATTAAAGATAATAAAAAGTTGTATGAAGTATATTGTTGGATGATTCCTAAATCAAAAAATACTTACTCGCCTTACATTAGACCAAACAGCAAAAAATCTACTAATTCTGAATTACTAAAATATGTATCTGAACATTTTGAATGTTCTTTAGGTGAAGCAGATGAATATATTTCTTTATTGAGGAAAGAAGGTGTAGAAGATATTTTAATTAAAAAAGGAATTGAAGAAAAAGAAATTAAAAAACTATTAAAGTAATGGCTAAAGAAGAAATGTCTGTTATTGAACAGCTAGAAAAAGAATATCCTACTATCGCTCAAGGATACAAACAAATAATGAAAGAACAATATACATTGTTTGCACGTAAGCACATAGACTATGGAATGTCAAATATCGCTGCTGGTACTCAATTAGCAAACGATGAAGAAAAAGACTTTGCATTAACTGGACTCTGGTATCGCTTATCAGATAAAGTAAATAGATGGAAAAATCTTATCATTACTAAACAAATAGGTAAAAATGAACCACTAGTTGACACATACCAAGATATTACTAACTATGGTATTATTGCTCAATTAGTAGAGAGAGGATTATGGAAAAAATAGTATGGCTAAAAGTAAACTACCATCTACAATAAAACAAATCCAAAACTACAAACCACAGGAAATAAACTACGCGTTTCAAAAAACTATTTCCTATTCTCAAATGTCAATGTATTTGCAATGCCCTAAAAAATGGGCATTACAATACAGAGATGGACATAAAGTACCTAGTTTTTCTATCAACATGACTTTTGGAACCGCAATACACGAAACATTACAAAATTATTTATCTGTAATGTATAGTGAATCAGGAGCAGCTGCTGATAAAATTAATCTATGGGAATATTTTGAAGACTGTTTTAGTGCTACATATTTAAATGGATACAAATCAAACAATAATATCCATTTTACCAACCCAAATGAAATGAGAGAATTTTTTGATGATGGAGTAGCTATATTGGATTTCATTAAAAAAAGACGAGGCGAATATTTTAGTATTAAAGGATGGCATTTAGTAGGAATCGAGATCCCCATCGTTATAGCGCCAAATAAAACACATAACAACGTTTTATTCAACGGCTTCATTGACTTAGTAATGTATCATGAAGGAACAAATAAATTCGTTATCTACGATATAAAAACAAGTACTCGTGGGTGGGGAGATAAAGAAAAGAAAGACGAAATTAAACAATTCCAAATACTACTTTATAAATCATTTTTTAGTGAACAATTTGGAGTTCCTGAAGAAAACATCGATGTTGAATTCTTTATTGTTAAACGTAAAATATGGGAAGCAAGTGAATTTCCTCAAAAACGCGTACAACAATTTACTCCTGCAAATGGTAAGACAAAAGTAAATAAAGCTAAAACATCACTCACTACATTTATTGAAAGTGTGTTTAGTATAGATGGTACTTATAAAGATGTTGAACATCAAGCACAACCAAGTAAATCAACATGTAACTATTGTCCATATAAAGATAAAAAAGAATTATGCAATAAGGCGATTCTTAAGTAATATATGTATATTTATATATAAATTAAAACATGGAAAATAAAGACATTTTAACATCAGTAAAAGTAAACCCAGAGTTATTCGATACTTTTAAGATCGAATGTGTAAAGAGAAAGTTTTCACTAAATAAGCTTGTAAATCGAGCAATTGATTTGTATCTTACAGATGAAAATTTTAGAAAACAAGTTAGTAACTACACAAAATAAACAAATAAATAAACAAACCAAAAACAAGTTATATGAATTCAAGTTTTGCTTACATTCCTCAGAATGAGAGGAAGAAAATTTTACTTATTTGCGATGATTTAAGAGTACACTCAGGTGTAGCTACTGTTGCTCGTGAAATGGTATTAAATACTGCCCAACATTTTAATTGGGTACAAGTTGCAGGTGCAATTAATCATCCTGAAAAAGGTAAACGTCTAGATTTATCTCAAGACACAAACAACAATACAGGATTAACTGATTCCTCAATAATGATCTACCCAGTAGATGGATATGGTGATCCTAATTTAATTAGACATTTGATCAAACAAGAAAAACCAGATGCTATCTTTTTAATTACTGATCCAAGATACTTTATGTGGTTGTTTCAAATTGAAAATGAAATCCGTAGAAAAGTTCCTATTGTGTATTTAAATATTTGGGATAACTATCCGGCACCAATGTATAACAGACCATTCTATGAAGCATGTGATGCGTTGTTAGGTATTTCAAAACAAACAGTTAACATTAATAAATTAGTGTTAGGTGGTAAAGCAAAGGATAAATTAATTAAATACGTACCACATGGTTTAAATCATGATATGTTTAGACCTTTAACTGATGCTGAAAAATCAAGTAAAGATTATGTTGATTTTAAAAACAATATGTTTAAAGGAAAAGAATACGATTATGTTTTATTCTTTAATTCTAGAAACATTCGTCGTAAACAAATACCTGATACTTTATTAGCATACAAATACTTCATTGATTTACTACCAGAAGAAAAAGCTAAAAAATGTGCTTTTTTACTTCACACTCAAGTAGTAGATGATAATGGAACAGATTTAGGTGCTGTATGTGATTTCCTATTTAAAGGGGAAGAAAAATATAACATTGTATTTTCTAGCTCACCATTACCTCCAGACAAAATGAATTATTTATATAACATGTCTGATACTCAAATCTTATTAACATCAAATGAAGGATGGGGATTAGCATTAACAGAAGCTATTTTAGCAGGTAAAATGATTATCGCTAACGTAACAGGTGGAATGCAAGATCAAATGCGTTTTGAAGAAGAAGATGGATCATGGATGGAATTAAGTGCTGATTTACCCTCAAACCACAATGGTACAATTGATAAACATGGTGAATGGGCTTTACCAGTATATCCTACAAATCGTTCAATGCAAGGTTCACCAGTTACTCCTTATATTTGGGATGACAGATGTACATCTGAAGATGCTGCTGAACAAATAGGAAGAGCATATCATATGTCTAAAGAAGAACGTAACTCTAGAGGATTAAAAGGTAGAGAATGGGCTTTAAGTGATGAAGCAGGTTTAACAGGAGAAAAAATGGGTCAAAGAATAATTAAAAATTTAGACACTTTATTTTCAACTTGGAAACCAAGAAAGAAATTTGAACTTATAGATACTAAAAACGTAGAAAAAAGAGAATTAAATCATAAATTAATATACTAAAATGAACAAAACAAGTTGTGTAATATATGCACCCGTAGACACTTTAAGTGGTTATGGTTCAAGATCAAGAGATACAGTTAAATCAATTATCGATTTAAAGAAAGATGAATGGGATATTAAAATTATTCCATGCGCATGGGGAAATACCCCAACAGGTTTTATTGAAGAAAATCCTGAATGGAAATTTTTAGAGGAACGTTTTATACTAACACCAAAACTACCATACCAACCAGATATTTTTATTTGGATTACTATACCTCAAGAATTCCAAAAAGTAGGAAAATACAATATCGGTATTACTGCAGGATTAGAAACAACAATTGTACCTAGTGATTGGGTTGAAGGAGTAAATAGAATGAATTTAGTATTAGTTTCATCTGAACACTCTAAAAAAGCATTTATTGATTCTAAATATCAAAGAATGAATAACCAAACGAAACAACCTGAGGGAACTATTGAAATAACTACTCCAATTGAAGTATTGTTTGAAGGAATTGATACAAACATCTACAAATACTTAGATACACCAAATAAAGAAATTGGTGATTTAAATACAATCAAAGAAGAATTCTGCTATTTATTTGTAGGACACTGGCTACCAGGAGATATAGGTGAAGATAGAAAAAATGTAGGTTTGTTAATTAAAGCATTTTTAGAAACATTTAAAAACAAAAAGAATAGACCAGCACTTATCTTAAAAACATCAATAGTAAGTCCATCTTATATGGATAGAGATGAAGTACTAAAACGCATTAATCAAATTAAAACATCGATTAATTCAACTGACTTACCAAATATCTACTTACTTAATGGTGAATTTACAGACGCTGAAATAAACGAAATATACAACCACCCAAAAATAAAAGCGATGTTCTCGTTAACTAAAGGTGAAGGTTTTGGACGTCCATTACTTGAGTTTACTCAAAGTAAAAAGCCATTAATTACAACTAATTGGAGTGGACATGTTGATTTTTTAAATCAAGAGTTTACATCATTAATAGGTGGTACATTAACTAACGTTCATCCGAGTGCTGCTAATAATATGTTGATGAAAGAATCACAATGGTTTACTCCAGATAATAGCAGAGTAGGATTTTATTTAAAAGATGTGTTTGAAAACTACAAAGACTATACGGATGGAGCTAAACGTCAAGGATTCTATTCTAAAACTAATTTTTCATTTGAAAAAATGACTGAAAGATTAGCTGAACATTTAAAACGTATTCCTGAATTTCCAAAACAAGTAGCTTTAAAACTACCAACACTTAAAAAAATAGAATTACCAAAATTAACTAAAATATAAAATGGAAGACAATTTAATAATTTGTAAGCACTGTGGATCAGATGCTTGCTACGAAGTAGAATCAGCTCCAACAGTTAAAACATATTCTTGTTTTGGATGTGGATTTACAACCAATTCATTAATGAAAGAAGGAGAAAAATTCTATGAAGAACAACTAGAAGTATTACCTGAAATCTACAAAGATGTAATATCTACAGATGTAAATGGCTTAATTTGGATGCCTACAACAGTAAACCTACCTCAAAACGGAATGGTGTTTTACAACGGTACAAACAAAGAAAATGCTAAATGGGCAGCTGTTAAAGCAATAGAAGTAACTGAAGCAGAAAAAACAAAATACCCAATTAAAGGCAAACCAGGTAAATTTTATGAATGGAGAATGGACATGACTACAATGAAATCATTTGAGCAAAATGAATTTATGGATGCTCTTTCATTTATAGGAGTCATTCCAGAATAATTTGGATTATAAAAATTAATTTTTTATATTTACAGTATGAAAATATCTTATTGTATTACTGCTTGTAATGAACATATTGAACTTGAAAAATTACTTCGTTTCTTAAAATTAAATATTCGTAAAGAAGACGAGGTAATAATTCAGTTAGATAGTGTTAACACCACAAATGAAGTACATGAAGTTTGTAATTTATTTACTGGTTTTAATCATAAAGAGGAATTAATAGATGCTATTACAAACAGTAAATGTTATCAATTTCCATTAAACAATGATTTTGCTACGTTTAAAAATGAATTATTTAAGCAAGCAACAGGAGATTATATATTCTCTATAGATGCTGATGAAATACCTCACATCGATTTAGTTAAACTTTTACCATTAATGTTAGAACAAAATCCAGAAGTGGATATGTTCTTAGTTCCTAGAGTAAATACAGTAGAAGGTCTTACACCTGAACATATTGCTAAATGGGGATGGAATGTAAGTGATAAAGGATGGGTTAATTTTCCTGATTATCAAACACGTATTTACAAAAATATTCCTGAAATTAGATGGGAAGGTAAAGTACATGAGCGAATTAAGGGTACTAAAACATTCTCCCCACTACCAGCAGAAGAGGTTTGGAGTTTATATCATCCAAAAGAAATAACAAGACAAGAAAAACAAAATAAATTTTACGAAAACATATGATAAAAACAATAGAATATAAATCAAATGTGTATCCTAAATTCCAAGAAGAAGGATATGCTGCTCAATTTGCAATCCCATTTGCTAAACATGTATGTAAAGGATTTGGTGTTGATGTAGGTTGTATGAAAGAAGACTGGGCATTCCCCGGAGCTCAAACAGTTGACCCTGATCTTAATGGATATACAGCATTAGATTTTCCATATGAAAAGTTAGACTATATATTTAGTTCACATTGTTTAGAACATGTATATGATTGGGTGGAAGTATTAGATTATTGGACTTCCAAACTTAAAAAAGGAGGTACATTATTTCTCTACCTCCCAGATTACTCACAAGCATATTGGAGACCTTGGAATAATAGAAAACACTTAAATATTTTTACATCTGAAATAATTGCTGATTACATGGAAGACAGAGGATATATTAATATTTTCAAATCAGGAGTAGATCTAAATAATGCATTTATGGTAATGGGAGAGAAAAAATGAAATATTTAATAACTGGAGGTACTGGATTTATTGGGAAATCTTTAATAGAAAGATTATCTGGTGAGACCATACTTCTAATAGGAAGAAATTGGCAAACTTCTTTAGAATTATCTAATCATATCAAAAATTTCAACCCAGATTATATAATTCATTGTGCAGCTGAAATTAAAGATCCTTCAAAAACATTTGAATCAAACATATTAATGACTAATTGGCTTTTAAATGTTACAAAGGATATTAATTATAAAGCTTTTGTTAGTTTAGGATCATCTTCTGAATATGGGGAAACTAATATACCTATGTCTGAAAAAGAATCATTAAAACCTAGAACAATGTATGAGGGGACAAAAGGAGCCAGCTCATTATTATGTCAAGGATTTGCTAGAGAATATAATAAACCTATAGCTATAGTTAGACCATTTAGTGTATATGGAATAAATGAACCTAGTAATAGATTAATACCTACTTTATTTAGAAATTTTAAAAATAATAATATATCTAAAATAAGTTTAGGGGTACATGATTTTATCCATATAGATGATTTTATTGATGGTATATTTTCAGTACTTTATTCCGAAAAAGAAATTATGTTGGGAGATATAGTTCATTTTGGGGGTGGAGTTCAATATTCAAATTTAGAAGTTTTTCATATTATAAAAAAAATATTTAATTTAAATTTGAAATATGAAAAAATAGATAATATATTTAATAAATACGATGGTTTAAATTGGGTAGCTGATATAACTTATGCTAAATCAAAATATAAATTCAATCCAAAATATAACTTAGAAACTGGTTTAAAAGAAATTTATGAAAAAAAATATAGATAAATTAAATAAAAGAATACTTGAAATAAGTATCAAACATAAATTATCTCATTTGGGAAGTTGCTTTACAGCTCTACCTATAATTTATGAAATATATAATAATAAAAAATCTGAAGATAAATTTATATTATCAAGTGGACATGCTGGATTAGCTTTATATGTCGTATTAGAACATTTTCATGGGGTTGATGCTGAATATTTATTAGAAACTCATGGAATTCATCCTGAACGTGATTTGGGAAATTTTATTGAAGTATCAACAGGTAGTTTAGGATTAGGTATTACTATAGCAACAGGAATAGCATTAGCTAATCCAAAAATTAAAGTATATTGTTTAATATCTGATGGAGAATGTGCAGAAGGGAGTATTTGGGAAGCGTTAAGATTTATAGATGAAAATGATATTTCAAATATTGAAATACATGCCAATATAAATGGTTGGGCTGCTTACAAACCAGTAAATGTTGAAAAATTATCTCAAAGATTAAAATCATTTTTACTAAAAATTAATATTCATTATACTAATGTTAATGAAATTTTTGAAACTCAAACCCCATTAGCCGCTCATTATGAAGTAGCTAACCTTAATACTATAATTAAATAATATGGAAACAAAACAATTAAAACTTATAAACAACGATGTTCTAAATTTAGATATATCATCTGAAGTACTTCAGAACCACTTTAATAACCCAAGATGTTGCACCGTACCAATATTAAACCAAACAAATTCAGATTACTATAAAAAATTTGTAAATGAAGATGATAAAGTAATTGTTGATTTAGGAGCAAATATAGGTTTAGTATCAATACATTTATCCTCTTATGCTGACAAAATAATTTCAGTAGAACCTACACCATCACATTTTAACATATTAAAACATTTTACAAAAGATTTTAAAAATATAGAATGTGTACAAGGAGCCATTTCAGATAAAAATGAATTAACTAGTTTTTACATATTAGACGATACAACTGAAAATTCGCTAATGAGTGGAAAAGGGGGAATGGAAGTAATTGTTCAAACATATACATTAAAAAATATAGTAGATATGTTTGATTTAAAAGTTATTGATTTTTTAAAGATAGATATTGAGGGTTCTGAAATAAAATTTTTGAGTGAAGAAAATATCAAAACTTTAGGAGAATATGTTAAGAAATTTTTCATAGAGTTCCATACAACTAATGGAATCCATTATAGAGAATATAGAGATAAATATAATACATTATTCTCTAGTTTAGGTTGGGAAGTTGAAAATTTAAATGAAGATTCATTATATTGTTATAGAAAATGAGAAGAACATTCGCAAAATATTTAGAAAATAAAATAGAACAAGATCCTTCTATTTTATTAATTACAGCAGATTTGGGTTATGGTATGTTTGATAGCATTAAAACCAACCACCCTAATAATTTTATCAACTGTGGGGCTTCAGAACAACTAATGATTGGATTATGTGTTGGAGCTGCTTATGAAGGAAAAAAACCTATAGCATATTCTATTACTCCATTTTTGATATATAGACCATTTGAATTAATTAGAAACTATGTTAATAAAGAACAACTTAACATAAAACTAATTGGATCCGGAAGAGATAAAGATTATTCTCATGATGGTTTTAGTCATTGGGCTGAGGAAGATGAAGATGTGATGTTAAATTCTTTTAAAAATATTAAATCATACTGGCCTGAAATGGATAATATTAATCAAATATTAGATGAAGTATTTAATTGTACTGAACCTTGTTATTTAAACTTAAAACGATAAATTATGGGAAATCCTTTAAATAAAATTAATTTAAAACAATTATGTGATTTCTATAGTATAGAAACATATGTAGAAACAGGTACAGGAGAGGGTAATAGTCTACAAGTAGCACTAAATATCAACTCATTAAACAATATATATACAGTTGATATAGACCCTGATATGTTAATCCAAGCCTCTAATCGATTAGGATGTATGGATAGAGTTACCTATAGTTGTAACAATTCATTTGATTTTTTAAATAAAATATTACAAAATGAGTTAATAGATAAAGATAATGTTTTGTTTTTCTTAGATGCACATTTTCCTTTTGCTGATTTTAAAAAGATGACCTATCAAGAATCAATTGACTTTTATAAGAATCAAGCCATACCTCTAAAAGATGAACTTGAATTAATAATGAAATATAGATCAAACTTCAATGATGTTATTATATTAGATGATTTAAGAATTTATAAGGATGGTCCATATGAGGGGGGTAATTGGGAAGATCGGTTACTCTATAAATTAGGAGATGAGAGTTTTATATACCAATTTTTTCCTGATAGGACTATAACTGAGTATTATACAGAACAAGGTTTTATTTTAATTACACCGTAAATTTTATTACATATGAAAGATATAGTTATTTGCACTCATGTTTCCGATCATTTATATGATAGTATTGGAGCTCATAAATTAGTAAAATCCATCCAATTTTTCCACCCTGAATTAGATTTAATAGTATTTGGAGATGAAACCTTAAATAAAATTATGGATGAGGATCCAAGAATTAATTGGAATAATATTCACCCAATAGTATCCTATATGTTAACTGATCATTATAAAACAATTATTCATATGGATGCTGATTCTATGTTAGTTGATAGGATTGATGAATTATTAGAAAATGTTTCAAAGTATGATGTTATTGGTGTTAGAAATACTAATGATTATCATAAAGCAGGGAAAGATAATCCAATAAGTTGTAAAGATGTTCATTATACTAAATATATAAATGCTGGATTAGTAGCTGTATCTAATAAAGAATTTTATGAAGATTGGATTAACCTAAATTTTGAATTATCAGACCATCTACCTTTTGGAGAAAATGATACATTAAATATGTTATTCCACTCAGAAAAATATAATTCACATATAATAGATGATTTTGGTACTGATTTATATTACGGTTTATCAAATGTTTGGGGTGAGACAAACCATTGGGACTCATGGAAACAAATATATGTTGAAAATGGTAAATTAAAACTAAATAATAAAACAGTAAAAGTATTACATCAAGCTGGAGGTACAATGCCTATTAAATTAGATTTTAATCAATTTAATGATGATGTTAAACCCTACCTAGAAAAAATTTGTTCATGAAAGTAATAATTAATCAACCTTTTGGTATTGGAGATATATTATTCCTTCAACCATTAGTTTCTCGTTTAGATATTGAGGAAGCTATATGGCCTATAGTAGATCATTATTATTGGATAAAAGAATATATTAAAATAGATAATCTCACATTCATAAAACAATCAGAATATAAAATAACAGATTATACAAATTATACTGAGGTTCCTTTCCAACATGCTCATTCAATCATTCCTCAAGCAGAAGATTGTATGCAAGCTAAATACAATATGTTAAATGTAGATCCTGAATTATGGAGGACATTATCATTTAATAGAAATCAAGAAAAAGAAAATAAATTAAAACAACATCTAAATATATCTTCAACGGATAAATTTATATTTATTAATAATAATTTCGCTGGACCTGAGTATAATTATAAAGTAGATATTAAATTACAAACAAATTTAAAAATTGTCTATCAAGAATATATTAGTGGTTTTACATTATTAGACTGGTGTGGTGTTTTGGAACAAGCAGAAGAAATACATACTGTTTCTACAGCCTTATTTTTTGTAATTGAGACTTTGAATTTAGAAAATACTCAATTACATTTATATCCTAGAAAACCACTAGATAAAGATTTATCACCAATTAAAACATTAATTAACCCAAAATGGATATGTCATGAGTAAAATAAAAGTATATTTAAGACACTATAATAAAGCTAATCTAAGAAAACAAGAAGTGAGACCTAATTGGTTTTCTTATGAAAGGTGTTATCGTTCAATAAAGAATGCGGATGTTGATTTAACAATATTACTTGATGGTAATAAAGTGGATCACCATTTTAAATTTGATGATGAAGATAATATAATAGAATATACAGGTGGAAGTGACGCTGCTAGTTTTAAATTTTGTCTTGAAACAATTAAAAATTCAAATTTACAAAATGATGATATAATATATATAGTTGAAGATGATTATATGCACATTCCTAACTGGGAATTAATATTAAAAGAGGCTTTTGATAATTTTAGTGTAGATTATGTTACGTTATATGATCACCCTGATAAGTATTTTTTAGCAATGTATGAACAATTACAATCAAAAATTTTACATACCCCATCTATCCATTGGAGAACTACTCCATCAACTTGTAACACATATGCTGGTAAATGGAGTACTTTTAAAAAACATTGGGATATTCATATGAAATATTGTAGTCCCGAACACACTCACGATGGTTATGATCACACTAAATTTATTAATTTATGGGAGCAAGGATCTAATTTAATTTCCTCTATACCTGGTTATTCAACACATTGTGAAGTACCATTTTTGTCACCATTAACGGATTGGAATAAAATATGATATCAGTAATAATACCCACTTATAAATCCCCAGATGCCTTAGACTTATGTCTTAAATCAGCAATCGAAGGACAGCAAGATAGAAAAAACCAAATTATAGTAGTTGTAGATGGTTTTTACGATATCAATAAAGAAGTACTCGAAAAATATGCTAAATCAATTGATATACTGGATTTAAAAGAAAATGTAGGACTATGTAGAGGTACTAATTTAGGCGTTTATAATGCAAAGTATGATTTAGTTTTAATAGTAAATGATGATAATGTATTTCCACGAAACTGGGATCTATCATTACTAGAATCTTATCAACCAAACTCAGTAGTATCTCCAAATCAAATAGAACCTACACCTAGTATGTTTCCTCAATTTATAATTGAGAATTTAGGAAGAGATCCTAAAACATTTGATTTAGAGAAATTTTGGATGTTTGATTACCATGTTACCTCAGGATATAAAGTAGACGAAACTGGTTCTACACTACCCATTTTTATGTCTAAAATAGATTACTTAAAAGTAGGTGGTTGGGATGAAAATTATGAGCAAGGAATGGTTGCGGATTGGGATTTCTTTCTTAAATGCCAATTATCAGGAATGAAGATGCTTAGAACATACGAATGTCACCTTTATCACTTTGCTTCTATATCTGTAAATGGAGAAAAAAGAAGACAAGCTGAAATGAATGGACATGAATACGCTAAGTACAAATGGGGTTCTTATATAAAACATAATCCTTTAGATAACTCAAAATATCTTTAAATTAGGATTCTAGAACTCTCTTTCATATATTTATCAAAAATTAAAAATCATGCCAGAATACAAACCTTACTACTACTACGCTAAAAACGACCCAAACAAGGAAGCGATCGACAAAATTCTAGCATTTGACTTTGAAAGCGCATTAACGCATTTTGCAAATCGAAAACAAATGAAGGAACATTTATTTTTAACATTATTTGAAATAATAAATTCTTATGAAACTAAATCTAAGTAACTTTGGTAAAAAGTTAAAATTAAACAAACGCTCCAAAAAAGAAGTAACCATTTCTGAAGAGGAATTATTTGTCGAAACTATAGAAATAATATATAAATGTTGGGATAGATCAAATAAACTATACGATATGTTTAAAATTAGTTTTTTAGAATATGAAGAAGAATATTTTCGTATTATGGAGAATTTAATCTTATTAAAGTATGGTCCATGGAAATCTGAAATTATATTATGGTATATATTTGGAAGAGTAGATATGGATGGAAACATGCAATCATTAGCAGTACAAAATAATGATAAAGAACCACAAAATATTATTTTAAGTACACCCCAAGAACTTTGGGATTTTTTAAAAAAATTAGAAGAAGAAAAAAACAAATAAAAGTTATGAAAAAATGTATCATATGTGGTGAAGAAATTCACCCAAAACGATTAGAGATTTTACCAAGCGCTACTAGATGTGTTGCTTGTTCTAACACAAAACAAAAAGCAGGAATTACAGTTACAAAAGGAACAGGTGATCATACTTACAATGAAACAATAATCATGGATCATGATGAATATGTTAAATTTCAAGAAATAGAACGTTTAAAAAATGGTAAACGAGTAGATGAAATTACTCATCCAGACGAATTTGAAGAAGAAGAAGAAGTAGAAAATGACGAAGTAGATCCAACTGAATTAGCATAGTATGCCTAAACCTAAACCACTTACTAAGGAGCAAATACTGTTAGCTATGCATAACACTAAGTCTAACAGGGCAGCTGCTAGATTTATGAATTGCTCTTATAGTCATTATAAAATGTGGGCTAAACGATATAATGAATTTGAAGGTGGTAGAACATTATTTGATATACATTTAAATCCTAAAGGATTAGGTATTGCTAAATGGGGGAAAAATCCAAAGAAAAATAGTAAGTTTAAAACAATAGACATCATTGAGGGAAGAATATCCCACACTCATTTTAAACCTGAGGAAATCAAGAAGAGGATGATTGAGGAGAATTTCTTAAAAGAGGAATGTGCTATATGTGGATTTAGTGAACGACGAGTTAGTGACTATAAGGTGCCCATAATATTAAATTTTAAGGATAACAACCCAGCTCATTATAACTTAGGTAACATTAGATTTTTATGTTATAATTGCTTTTTCTTAAATCACGGCGATATATTTAATAAACAAGACTTACATCAGTTAGAAACACATACACCAACAAATGGAACTACTGACGCAATTGAATTTGAATTAGATGACTTTCAAAAACAACAATTAGAAAAATTAGGATTATATCAACCACCTACACCTGAAAATGACGGCTCTGAATTTATTTCAAGATTGTAGAATATTTATAATTGATGAAAAACAAGAAGCACAATAAACTAGTTAAAGACTATGAGGGTCAAAAAGCTCAACACCTAGAAAGATTAGCCACTCAAATGTTGAAAAACGATGAAAAAATGCAACTATTAAAAGAGAAGAAGATAAATCCAAACTTCCTTAAATTATTTTAATTATGAAACCTAAAGAATTTAAAGTTAACACACTTGAGGAATTTCAAGACATGGTTAACAAAAAACATTTCAGTATATCAGAAGCGATTGTTAGTGCCATTTTAAGCAACAAAAAAACGCGAAAGAAAAATGTACACGTGCTTTCTGTAAAGTGCGTTGAAGAAAATGTTATATTTGATATAACGTTAGAACGAGCTAATTTTGTTGATACTTTGAAGGAAAATTTAAAATACTTTGAAGAACGCGAATTATATGAAGAATGTGCAAAAATTAATATTGGTATTCAAACTTTAGTTGACAATTAATAAATTAATATATGTATTGTAAAATATAAATAATTTATTAAGATAATGGCAAAGGCAAAAGAAACATCATCACGTGGAGTTATAAAAAAGGCAAGAATAAAACGCCCCGGAGTTCATAGTAAGAAAAAAAATAGCGTACATAAAACAGGTAAACATTACGCTAAAGCGTACACAGGTCAAGGAAGATAAAACATGAAACACTCAGAATTAAAACAAATCATCAAAGAAGAAATTAGTAAGGTTTTAAAAGAAGCCACTAATACCTTTGCAGCTGCTGCATTAGAACTAGTTAATATTGCAGAACCAATGGTTAAAGGTGGTGGATATGTTGATGATATGAGACCTGAAAGAAGAAAGTCTGCAAACATTAAAACAGCAGATCAATTATCTGACTTCTACTACAACATAAAAGAGATGTTGGCTGGATCAGCAGACTTAAAAAGCAATAAGATGTTTGTGATGAAGGCTAAAGAGATAATAGTTGATAAATATAAATTATCCATTACAGACGAAAATGGATTTCCAATGAAGTTTAAATAATATGAAAAAATCCGAACTACATTCTCTAATTAAAGAAGAGATTCAAAAAGTATTAAAAGAGGAGTCTATCGTTGATAAGATTAAACATCTATTCCAAAGAACACCAGCAGAAGTTAAATTATTAAATAAATTAGATGTGTTTGATTTGATAACTCCAGGTGATGAAAAGTTTAACATTGTCATAAAGGCAGCTAAACAATTAGGAATGAATATTGACAAAGCTAAGGCTTTTAAACTAATACAAAAAAAGCTATCAATGGAGATAGAAGATCTAGAAAACGAAATTTAACCATGAAAAAATCAGAATTAAAACAAATTATCAAAGAAGAAATTAGTAAGGTATTAAAAGAACAACAATCAAATATTGAGTTAATAGGGCCAAATATTGACGAATTGTTAGATGCTATTACTTTTATTAATACTGGTGTTAGAACTAACAAAGGCTTACGACCCCACTCATTTGGAAAAAACACACTTAAAGCATTGGATAGCGATGGCCATTCAATAGGTGGTGGAAAGTTTTCAATTGGTATTGAACCTAAAACATCTGATAAAAGTCTATATATTAGACAAGTTAATGATTTATTAGATGATCATGGATTTGAGTGTAAATTATATATGACTAAATAAACATGAAAAAATCAGAATTAAAACAAATCATAAAAGAAGAAATACGCAAAGTATTAAACGAAAACGAACCACCTAAACCAGTAGCGTACAGTAATGGATTTAACCTTTATGATAATAAAGAGGACTTTGAAAAAGCTCTTGATTATTATTGGGGTAAAGACAAAAAAGATTGGGAATTAGTTGATTATAATGAAAAGTATGGTGGTGGTGAAATTGGTGATGATATATCGTATATTATAGGTAAATTTGTTATAGGAAGGTGGAATGCTGAACGTGAACATCCAGGAGGAGTTAATACAAATACTGACTCTAGTGAGCAAGATTTAGTATATCCAAAACATTCTAGAAAAGACTAAACATGAAAAAATCGCAACTCCAACAAATTATTCGCGAAGAAATTCAAATCGTATTGAAGGAAAACACATCCAACTATATGTTTTTCCAAAACCTCAAAACCATTAAAGATGCAGTTGACGCAATGCTTCAAATGGATCCAATGATGGTAGATCAAATTCTATCAAATGGACATGACTGGGCAAACGACCACATCACAACATCAAAAGACGATGTTGAAGAAGTATATAATTTTTTAAAGAATTACAATTCTCAATTAGACGAGAAAGCACTTTCCCCTAAACAAAAGAAAATAGCATCAGCTGCGCCACCTGCAGATAAAATAACAGGTGCCGATTTTGTGGCTTTACGTAAAAAATAATTAAAGGGCTTGGATTACCAGGCCCTCTTTCGTATATTTATATCAACCAAGAAAAATAAAAGTTATGAAAGTAGTTACAGACAACGCAGTATTCCCACCACGTAAACATTTCGTGGAGGTTGATTTAAAATTTACCACATTCGTTCCAAAGTGTCGTGTTTTACCGGCAAATTATTTTGAAGAACCAAACACCTATTTTACATTAAAAGCTAGATACGAACCCGGTGAAAATAAATATTTTCCTAATGGTGGATTCGAAGTAGTGCATTCCGAAGGTGGAACATATAATTATTACTTAGATGAAGTAATTGTCCATCCATTTGAGTTAAATATGCGTAAATTTTTCACTAAGTCAGAAAATGTAGTTAAAGAAAAGGTATCTACTGGTACACCAGGCAAACGTGGCAGACCAAAGAAAGATGGCGAATTAAAAACGAAAGCAGTGTATGTACCAACTGGTGGTTCAAGAGGCCGCAAACCAATGGATCCGGCATTGAAAGCCATTAAAGACGCAGAAAAAGCAGAACGTGCTAAGAATAGTAATGGAAGACGCGGACGTCCTAAAAAATCCTAATATGTATTATTAAATGAACGACGAATACCAAACTCAGCAATACTGGAACAACTATATGAAAAAATCAGAACTAAAGCAAATCATTAAGGAAGAAATACGAAAAGTATTAAATGAAAATCTTAACTACTTTAAACCTTATGGTAAAGAATACGAAGAGGTATATGAAGATTTAAATTTTGATGATCAAGATAACTTAGAATTAGTATTTATATATTTTAGAGGTTTAAAAAATGAAAAAAAAGCACGTTTTATCCCTCAAATACAATCACCTAGAAACAATACAGACACAGATAGAGAAAATTACAATATGTCTCATACTCTTGATTATGTTGATGTAGAAACTGGTGATGTTTTTTCTATAGTTGTATTAGATGAAGATTGGTTTGAAAGCATCCCGAACATCTACCCAGCAGATTCAACATCTCTTGAAATGATGAAAAGAGAAAATTTAGTATAAAAAATATGAAAAAATCAGAACTAAAACAAATAATCCGTGAAGAGGTTAGAAAAGCATTAAACGAATCTGATTACGATCAAGCAATGCAAAATCTAGCTAAACAAGCAGATATTAATTTATCTGAACCAGCTGGTAGGAATAAATTTCGTGCTCCAAAAGAACAAGAATACGAAGTAGGATATTGGGAATACACCAATTATGGTCCAGAAGGTATGACAATTGAAGTGATGGCTACTTCAGAGAAAGAAGCTATAGAAAAAGCTGAAGGTAAAACACGTGGTAAACGTGGTAGCTATAAAGTAATAGCTATAGATGGAGTTAAAAAATAAGGAGTTTGGGTTACCAGGCCATTTAACGTATATTTAAATATAATAAAAAAATAAAAGTTATGAAAATATTAAAAAGAATGTTTGTAGGCATAATGTGGTTAACATATTTAATCTTGGTTGTGTTTCAATTCTTATGGTGGTTTATACCATTATTATTTGGAGTAAGCCACGAGGTGGTTATTGATAATTACTTTGATTTTATCACAGATTATTCAGATGGGTTGTTTGAGGATTAATCTTTTACTGTTTCGTATCGCTCAAAGTCTAAAGGAATAGTTAATTTAAAAAATAAAATTATGAAAATATTAGGTGGGTTATTTAGATTATTAGAAGGTTTTATTCTATTTTATTTATTGTTTGCATTTATTAAGTGGTACATAACAGGACATTTCGGAAAATATGCTGTTTTATTTTGGGCATTTACAATATCATGTTTTATTTGTTACCCAATAGTAAAACAACATCACGAAGCAAAATATGCATCGGATTATAGATCAGGACAAGAAATTTGGAATG